ATGATTGAGTTCGACCCGCTCCACCGTATCGACTTGACCGGCCCTTGGGCCGGTTTTTCTTTCCTCGGTAATCGCCTGATCACGCCCGAAGGACGCGAGCTGCTGCCGGAAGATCTGGCCTGGCTGTCGCTCACCGCCTGCCAAGCGCAGGAATGGCGCCGGATGATGGAAGCTGCACGCTCGGCACCGTCGATCGACAGTTCCAAGCGTGGTGGCAATCTTCCTGCAGTAACGTGGGATCGTCCTGCCACTGTCGTCAATCTGCGGGACGTGGTGAGCCGGCGCAAACAGCGGTCGGCGGTGGCGATGGCTGGCCCTGACGCCGAGCCACCTGTAGGTGTCCTGCCGGTACCGGGGCCGATGCCCCGCCAGCGCGTGTGAGGCGCTTCCGTAGGGGCGCTGCCCCTACACCCCGGCTAGAATGCGAGCAGGATCGCTTGGGGGGTGCCACAGATGGCGAGTTCAAAGGGTTTGGTGTGGAAAGTTGCCTTGGGGGTGTTCTTGGGCGTGACAGCGTGCGGGCTGGCAACATGCGGCGTGGTCGGCGTCCTGGGGCTCGGTTACATGAAGGACAGAGCAGACGCGAGCAACGAAACTCTCAACATCATCAACGATGGACGCGGCGCGGAGCCACTCAACTTCGCAGCCAGAGCGGAGGAAATGCGGCGTGCTCAACAAGACGCACGCATGCAGCCGCAGTACATGGATCGTCAGCAGCACGTCCCGCTCAAAGACGACGAAAGGTGCGTCGGTGGCACACGTCTAAGACGCGTTGAGAACGGCTGGGAACAGTCAGGGTCCTGCCCCTAGTGCAGTGTTAGCGCCACCAGCCCGAGGCAGGCCAGATGCCCCACGTAGTAGCCGTAGAACGCCCACCGGCCACGCGGCACCGGCCACGCCAGCCGAGACACGCCCAGTGCGACCGGAATCGCCACCAGCGCCCACAGGTTGCCATTGAACCAGCAGATCGCGGCGAACGCTGGGACCAGTAGCAAGTACTGCTGCCGACGAAAGGCCAGACATGACAGCAACACGAACCCTACCCCGGCCCACTGGTAGTCCACGAATGCCGGAAGCACCGCCGCGGCGAATGCCAGGACAACCCACTTACGCTGGCCGGCTGCGTAGATGGCAGCGGCGCACAGGGCAAACGTGAGCAAGATGTTCAGCGGCAGCCAGTACCCGAACGCCAACGCGTGCACCGGCTGCGCGATCAATCCCCACATGCCGAGCCTGCGCGCAGACTTAACTGGGTCAGCGCCGGGCTGGGAGAGGTTGTAGGCCATCACCAGCGCGAACAGGGGGAACGCCACCCTGCCCGCCTCGCTGAGACCTGGCACATAGCCACCATAGATGATCTTGGCGACGTGGTCGCAAGTCATGAGAACGACGGCCAACCACTTCAACACCTCGCGTGCGCTGCTGGTCATAGCTTGTTCGGCCCCGGCGCTGTGGTCATGTAGCTGCTGGTTGCGTGCGGCGGCGACTCGGGGAAGCTGCCCATGCTGCGCTCGACGTGCTGTAGCGCGACACCTGCTGCCTCGCTGCGGATGCGGCGGGATTCCTCCTGAAAATGCGCGGACTGCTGATAGTCATTCATACGGCGCGCCTCAGCCTGATTGGTGTCAAGGAACGGCTCGTACTGCCCATTGACCGCGACCATGCGGCACTGTTCCTGATCCATGACGTAGGTGGTGCCCTGCTCCGTCTTGCAGCTGCAGCGCCCTATCTGATGCTCGCCGTTGGCATCAAGCCCATCACCGGATGCCATGCAGTAAACACGTGGAGGCTGATTGGTCGGAATGGTCAGGCTGTCATACGCGGGTGCCGTCCAAGGCTGGCCCGCGACCCGTGGCGTAACCCATGCAAGGTAGTCGCTGTTCCGGGTGACAGCCGCAGGTGCTGCTTGCGGCGCGGCTGCGACCGTCGCTCCCGCTCCGTTCTCCGCCGCTTGCGGCGCCGCTGCCTTGGGTTGCACCGTATCGAGCTGCCCCGATAGCTGGGCATGCACACGGTTCACGGACCACCATGCGCCGACGACCACGGCGATCAACAGCGCAAAGGCAGCAGGGTAATACCAGGGTATGGCCTTCTCACTGGTATCCATCACGGTAGACTCGTAGAGGCCCATCGGACGCTTAGGCAGCTTGACCCTCTTCAGGATCAGGGGGTGCCCCTTCTCCGGATTCTTTTCGTAACGGTCGAAGGTGCGTAGGTGTGCGAACGGCAAGCCGAATCGACGACGCACATGCACATGGCGCTCGATGAGGTCCTGCACAAAGTCATCGCACTGCCGGTCCGGTGACTGACTGACAAAAATGAAGTCCAAGCCACGATGACGATGCTTCGCTAACTGCTCGACATGGTGCGGAACCGTTGAGCCAGGCCGACGCTTCGGGAGCATGCCGTGCTCATATGCCTCATCAACCACGCACACCGCGCCGTCGGGCAGGAAGTTAGGCCAATCACGGAACTGCTCAGGCGTCATCGGTAGCATGCGTGCTTCGTCGTGCTTGAAACCGCGAACGTTGCACACGTACACCAAGCGCCCTTCGTTGAGAAAGTCGATCGCGTGATCGATAGCGTGAAGGGTCTTGCCGTGTCCTGGCTGCCCCGTATACCAGTAGATCATTCCTTGGTTACCCCCAACTGTTGCGCTTGGGCCGTAGGCATCGGAATGATCTTGAACATGAAGCGCACCGAAAGCGCCGACAAGATCATGCTCATGAACACGTCGAAGCCGACAGCGCCGATGAAGTTATGGGCCCAATCCGGCAAGCCACTGAAGTAGTCGGCGATAGCCGAACGCAGCTGTGGAAGAAGCTGATTGATCGACACCAGCGTAATGCCGGCAGTCGAGAGAGCCTTGGTCACAATCCGACCGATACCACCAAACAGCACGGTCCAAACAAGGTTCACGCCGCGCGTGATCCACTCCCATATGGAACCCATCACGAATCTCCAAAGACGATGCGGAAGGAAATGAACATTCCCAGCAGAAGCATCACGGCGCGTAGCGCCGCAATGAGCGGACACCACCACGTCTGCCCATCAAGTGAGACGGTGCCGAACTTGCCGAAGTCGATTGTTCCAAGCTGGGGGCAGCTGCCGCCGCCAAAACCGGTCTTATCGATGAGCTTGTCGTCAAACTTCCAAGTCCACTTGCCGGGGCCGTCGACGTCATCCGCGCCCTGATGGGGGTCGCCGCCGGTGCCCTCGCCAGACCCGGGCTTGCCAGCACACAGCTGTGCACGCTGCGCACGAAGCTGATTGGCCTGTATCGAGTCGCCCTCGACAGAGAAAGCAGCATCACAGTTGCCAACGTCGCCTGTGACCTTCGCGGAATTTGCCTTTTCAGTTGCGCACCGCGTTGCCCACGTCTGCATTGCGATCATGCCGAGAATGGGATCACCGGAGGTTGAAGGTGGCGCCGCGCAATCGCCGCCGCCGCTCGCACTGTTGCCGTTGCCCTCGCCTTGCTCACCATTGCCATTACTACCGCCAGCACCGGGGCCAGAACCATCGCCAGGCGTGGGCTGGTTGCCATTGGGCGTGCCCTGATTGTTGTAGTTCTGCGTATTTGTGGTGTTGCCGTTATTGTTGTTCGTGATGTTCGTGGTCCCGCCACTCGGCTTCCAGTCTTCGCCGGGACGGTTGGTGGGAGCGTTTGGCGGCGTGTTGGGCGCGCTGATGCTGGTGGCCTCAGTGCGGGAATTGTTCGTCGCCGTGTGGCCTTTCGTATTCGCCGAGTCACTCGCACACGTGCGAAATCCGCTAGGCGACGTTACGCACGTCCTGTCCTTGCCTTTGCAGACCTGATGCCCAGACGACGTAGTGTGGCAGTACTCATCCTTTGCGTCTGGCTTTGGCTGAGTATCCACGATGCTGCATACCTGGCCCGAAGCCCTCCATGTGCCGGACCGAACGGGAATGGCGTTTGGGTTGCCGCTTTCGCGAATAGAAAAGTTCGTGCCGGGGTCCAGATTGGGTTGGACCTTACAGCCGTTGTCGCACACTCCGCCCGAATAGAGTGTTCCGTTGATCATTCCGGCCTGCCCATCAACACGAGTACTACAGCTATTCGCCGTTGTGTACATAAAGCTGCCGTGTTTGATGTAGTTGCCCCAGTTGCCCACGCCATCAACGTACTCGTTGCGACCTTCGTAAATGGTCGACGAACCTTGAACCTTAGAGGGGCAAGAAGGATTGCGAGTAGTGGTTGGACGTACGTTAACGTAATTGGTGATGTACTCCATGCACGCCTTGTAGGCGGCCCCCTGATCGGCATACGTCTGCGCTGAGGCTGCAGACGTGAAGAGCACCGCAGCCAGCAGAAGCGCAAGCGCGCACGTCCACCGGGCGCAGAAGTTCACGAGTCGAAGGCGAGCCATAGCGCCCCCAGCACAGCAACGATCACGAAATAGCCCATACGGACCCCCAAAAAAGTAGGGGCGACGTGCGCCCCTACTTGGCCTGTTTGATGTTCCCCCACAGCAGAAACAGCCCCTTCACCGCTGCGAGAACCGAGAGAATCCCCGCGACGACCGAAGCAGCCGTCGCCAGGACCTCCATCACCGCTACCAGCACGGGCATGACACCCGCTCCCCGTTAGTTGGCGCGCTTGATCATCTTCCACAGAAGGAACAGGCCCAGCACACCGGCCAGCACGACCAGGATGCCGTTGACGCTGGACTTGCCGCTGGTGATTTCCGCAGTGATCGCCTCGGCCGGACCACCGCCACTGGCGAGAGCTGCGCCGCTGGCGACCATTGCAGTCGCACCGGTTGCGACCTTGCCTGCGGTGGAACGGGTGAAGTCCACAACGCTGCTGGCGATCTTGTTCATCTTCATGGTTGTACCCTCTTGGTTGGTTTAGAAGTGCTCACGAGACAGCCGGGCGTACTGCCTGAAAACGACGCCCAGTGCCCAGCAAGACGCGATAGCAAATGCGACTTGCGTACCCTCAGCCAGCGTGAGCGCTGGAAGTACTGGCTGAGGTTTCTCGATCCAGACCGGCACAGCGCAGAAGCCATCGGCCCCGATGTTCTGGACCGCACACGACTGGATGTAGACCGGCTCTGGCATGAGTTAGGCCTGCGCTGCAGGACGCGCAGCAGCCTTGGGAGCCGGGCGCAGCACGGTGAACTTGCTCAGCGAAGCGACACCCTTGTTCACCTGAAGCATCGATTCGATATCGAGCTCGTACTCGCCTTCGGGATAGCCCGGCTGGCCCTTGTCCAGGCGCACGTCGAACGGATACGCAAAACCACCGGTTTCAAGCTTCGCCTTCTGCTTGCGGGTGGTGTACTCGACGTTCTCGCCAGCGTCATTCTTGAAGCTGCCGCCGCGTTCGTCGATTTCGTTCTTCAGGACAGTGACCTTGATGCTCATGTGCTGTTACCCCTTTGAGGTTGGCTGTACGGCCGCGATTTCGGGCCAGTGCGCTGCTGTGTCACCTGTGACCCACTTCGGCAGCGATGGCGAAGTGCAGGATTCGATTACCGCCCGCAACGCCTGATCGTCAGGGCAGTTCTTGGCGATGAAATTGAGGGCCGCGCCGTACTGGCGGCGGATGTGACGGCGAACGCTCTTCCACGTCGCTTCAACGGCGGCTTTTGTGATTTCGATGCGCGTGGCAACGCAGCGCAGAAAGGACAGGACTGGATAGGCGCCGAGCAGGTAGGACGCCGGATCACGCAGAATGTCGAGTGGCAGTTCCTTGCGGTTGGAATTGCGGAACTGCGCCTCATAGCGCACCCACGGCGAACTCTTGTCGCCCTGCTCCCTGCCCTTCTCGTAGACGCGCAGCTGCTTTTCCGACTTCTTGCCGCCGACATAGAACGTCTTGCCGTCACCGCTGTCGTAGTCGTCCACCAGCTGTGCCTTGGGGCGCTGACCGCGATTGTTGAACTCGCCTTCCTCGTACCACTTCTGTGCCATGCGCAATGGGTAGTCGCCCACCAGGTCATCGGCGCACACATCGACACGGGTGATCCTCCCGGCGCAGCTTTCGAGCTTCGCTCGAAGCTCCAGCCACCGCTGCGCATGGCCGCAGCGCGCTGCGCCTATCGCCTTGCATCCATCACCAGTTAGCTCGATGCGGGCGGTATACGTCCCATCTGCGCGACGGCACTCTTCGCCGCCGAGTTCGATCATGCCGACGAACTTCTTAGCCGCGTCGATGATCTTGATGCGCCACGTGTAGAAGCGACCGCCACCCGCTGTTTCATCCAGTTCAAGGCCAAGCCCGGCGAAGAACCAGCAGAACACCTGCAGGGCTGCGATGCGTGCGTTCTCCGGGGAGAACTCGATCCACTGGCGGACCTCTTCGAAGCTGTCGCCATCGCGGAACGCGACCTCGTCCAGCGCTGCGCGCAGATCGATGGAAGCGGAGAACCAGTCAATGCCGACCGTAAGGGCTCCATCGGCGTTCCTGAATTCACTGACTCCCCTGTTAGACGAGGGGAGTCCCGACCCGGCCAGCACCGCGCGCTCACCGGCCATTGGAGCGATCCTTCCTAAGCTTCCACAGGCGGCGAAGCCCCAGCCATGCCTGCTCAATCACGATGGAGAGAATTGCCGTGCCGAGGACGACGACGAGCAGCGCGGCGCACGCAAACAAGCCCATGTCGGACTCGGCAAGTTCAATGGCCCACTGATGAACGCTCATACGCGGCGCTCCTGCTGCCCTGCGCGTACCTGGGCGATGGCGCAGGCCGCGTAGACCTGCTGAAGAAGAATCCGGGTCTGCTCTTGCTCGTGCTGGGCGATCACCCATGAGCCGATGCGGACGATGCCGACGCTGACGCACGCGACGGCCAGAACGATGACGAGAAGCGCGTTGTCCATGCTCACCCCACCCCCAAGCCCCTGCCCCAAGGAAACCCGCCAGCGGCCTTGGGGTGCCGGTGGCGGGTGGTTTCCAAGCCTCTTGGAATCCGGGTGTGATTCAATACCCTTGTAAACCACATGTCAAGGGTCTTGGAAATGCCGACTATCGATGCACTGCTGGACGCCGCCAAGGCTGCTACTGGGGCAAGCAATGATTCGGAGCTCGCGGCACGGCTGGGCGTGCGGCCAAGCTCGGTCAGCAACTACCGCAAGGGAGTGTCGCTACCGAATGCGGTCGTATGCGCGACATTGGCAGGCCTGACGGGAGAACCCCTCGTCAAGGTCATCGGAATCGTGGGCGAGGCGCGGGCAATCAGCCGGGAAGAGAAGGCGGTTTGGCGCAAGCTAGCAGGCATGGCAATGGCACTGTGCCTGGCTGTAGGTTTCGGCCTGCCCCACAGGGCTCAGGCAGCGGTCGCGGGCTTCGATAATGCCCACGTTGTATACATTATGCGCAATGCTGTATCGGGCTACGGCCGCGTTCGTGTCCTCGGCGTGGCAATGGCTGGGCCTCTGGCTCGGCTCTTGCCTGCGCCCTCAGTCCCCGGCCAAGGATGAGATCGCGGCATGATTGAGTTTGACCCGCACCACCGTATTGACCCGACCGGCCCTTGGGCCGGTTTTTCTTTCCTCGGTGACCGCCTGATCACGCCTGAAGGTCGCGAGCTGCTGCCTGAAGACCTGGCGTGGCTGTCGCTCACCGCCTGCCAAGCGCAGGAATGGCGCCGCATGATGGAAGCTGCACGCTCGGTACCGTCGATCGACAGTTCCAAAAATGTGAGCAATCGCGACGCCGGCATTCGCCATCATCCTGCCACTGTCGTCAATCTGCGGGACGTGGTGTGCCGGCGCAAACAGCGTTCGGCGGTGGCGATGGCTGGCCCTGACGCCGAGCCACCAGCGGCAGTCCTGCCTGTATCGGGGCCGAGGCCTCGCCAGCGCGTGTGA